TTTTATTAAAGAAAGAAAGGGAGAAACGATGGGAAAAAGAGTGGGTGGATCTATGGAAGGAAGCGAGATGGAAACAAAGGATAGTCTAATGCAAGTGTCTATGACCTCAAATCATAAGGTAGAGCGAGATGCTGAGATAAGAGAGATGCTCTCAATCGGACGAGAGTTCTCAGCTCTTGATCTGGCCGCAGATTTTGTGCAGCAAAACCGATCGATAGAAGATCTAAGGTCGGCACTTTTGAAGAAAATGGCTTCAAGTCATGTCCAGGCACCATCTACTTATAAAAGATCGGAAGGCTCAACATTTGAAGAACGTGACATCAAAAAATTTAGTCTTGTGAACCTTATCCTTACAGCCTCAGACCCTAACTTTCGGGGCGGCGGCTACGAGCGGGAGATCTCCGATCAAGCCAAGCGCGATCGGGGGATGTCTGGGCGCACGGGCTGTCTTATCCCTTCAGAAGTTTTTGCAGGCATCGTTCAAAGGGATGGGCTTTTTGCTCGCCCACAAGGGGATAACCTTGCTAAAGGATTTTATGCGGTCGGGACGGAAACCCTAGGCTCAGAATTCATTAGATCCTTTTATCCTTCCTCAGTCATTCTTCAGCTTGGCGCCCGCTCGATGCCAAACCTGACTGGAAACATATCGATTCCAAAACAAACCAACAGCGTGACAGCTGAGTGGGTGGCCGAGGGTGTATCGCCAAAGGGATCTGCTCTTACCATCGGCCAAGTGCCAATGAGCCCTAAGCGCGTTGCAACGTTCACAGAATATACAAGGGTCTTTCTCACCCAAGCGTCGATAGGCGTTGAAAGCTTTATCCGAGATGATCTTCAAACAAGGATTGGCCTAGCGATTGATGCCGCTGCTATTCGCGGGGAAGGCACAAATAATGAGCCGCTTGGAATCCTTGGAAATAAGGAGGTCCCCGTACTTGAACCTACGGGCGGCACCCTTTCTTTTGCTTCACTCGTCGATATGGAAACAGAAGTCGCCGGGGCAAACGCCCAGGGTCCATCGATGGCCTATCTTTCTCACACCAAGGTGCGCGGCTATCTTAAAGTAGTGCCAGAGGGGCCTCACATCCAGCAAAGGATCTGGTCGCTTGGGGATCTTAATAGTGGCGATGGGGTTGTGAACGGCTATCGTGCAAAGGTTTCAAACCAAATGCCAGGCGGGGCTACGGGGGAAAAGGCGACCATTATTTTTGGCGATTTTAGCCAAATTATGATTGGAGAGTGGGGCGGGCTCTATCTTGAGTCAAACCCTTGGATAAAGCAAGGCGAAGGCATTATAAGAATGCACGTTGAGGCCCTGGCTGATGTCGCCATCCGTCATCCAGAGAGCTTTTGTATCTTAAAAAACATCGATCTAAGTAAATTTCCTGAGATTCAAAACCTAGGCCCCGGAAGCGTTGATGGCCCTACCGAAAGAGGGAGCATTCGTCGTCGTGGTCGTGGCGGCGCGGACGAGTAAAAGAATGGATATGAAACGAGATCTTTTGGCTATCTATCGAGGGCCTCTTTCGCAAAAAGCAAAGGTTTTCCTTGCGGACGGCCGTTCTGTGGAGCTGTCTGGCTATGTCGCGACCAAAAGCTTTGATCGTGACATCGATGCAAGGTATCTAGCAAAGACGCAGAGGATCTCGTTTCATTGTCTTAAAGATGATTTGATCGAGGTTGATGTCGGAGATTTGTGTGTGATCGGAGATAGATCAGGGAAGATCGTCTCGATACTGGATCAACTCGATGGTACGGCGGTCCTAGAGCTTATCGAAGGTACACTTGTCCAGGCCCATAAAAAAGAGGAGGATCCAACGGATGGATCAGATGATTCGTCTCGATTTTAATGGGAAAAGGGATGAGCTAAAAAACCTCATTGATGCCCTAGACCTGACGGAAAAGGAGATTCGTGCCGCCATAGCTTCGGCACTTAATAAGACGATGCGGTCCGTTCGGTATCAAATCATAAAGGATGTAGGCCAGAAGACTAAGGCACCACAAAAAGTCATTCGGCAGCGCGTGAACGATAGAAAAGCTAGCACTGCCAGGACATCGACATCTCTGAGTATGTACGTTGCTGCAATTCCTCTGACTGTCTTTGGCTTTCGCGATGGAAAGCGTGGCATAAGCTCAAAAGCCGGTCGGTTTAAAAAGGCTTTCTTTCGAGACAAAGTCAAATCTCAGAGGGGACGGGCCAGAGATAAAGTCCTAGAGCGCCAGACGGGATCGTCTCGATATCCTCTCTTTGAAAGACGAGTTTCGATCATTGATGAGGCGATAGCCTCGTTTGAAATCAACGAAGCAAAGGTCTTTGAGCTCTTTCATGAACGACTTTTGCATGAACTTCGTTGGCGGGGAGGCTTACTCGGATGAGCCGCGAGATAGAGCGGGTTAATGAAGATCCCGCACAAAAAAATGTAAATCTTGTAGCCCATATCTATGGATTCCTCGAGGCTGTGATTAAAGAGAGGGCCTCGGATATTCCTGTTCTTCCATCGTTCCCGGATGTGAAAGAACTTCCTGAAAAGCTCTTTATCATCGAATACACGCGAAGCGAGCCCTCGACCGTCTCGGATGGATCGATCGATCTTGAGATGCGTTGGGAGATCCGCTTTATTAAAAAAATAAAAGATCTAAGGCGTACCCGTCACGATGTGCAAGAAATGGCCTGGAAGGTAGGGGCTATGTTTCACCAAGTGATTATCCCTAACCCCTACAATCCAGCCGATGGTGAGCCAGGTTTTAGGGCTCTTTTCATGGGGGCCGAGGACGATAACTTTGACTACGAGCAAAAGACATTTGAGTCGTGGGCAACCGAGCTATCTATAGAAGCGCGCGTTGAACGCGGCTTTTTTGAGGATCTATAAGAGTGGAAAAATCGTTTGAAATCTCAGAATCTCTTCGACGCCAGGTGTCATCGATCCTTTTTGGTGATGTCGAAGAAGTTTTAGAGGGTGGTTGGTGCAGGGTGAGGACAGACGATGGCTGTCTCACGGCCCCTATGCCCCCCCTTCGGCCCAACGGATCATCGGGAGGCTTTTACTTGGCTCTAAGCATAGGAGAGCAGGTCGTCATCCTTGCTCCCAACGGCGATCTTTCGATGGGAGTGATCCTAGGGTCGATCCCACGGCGAGAGAAGAGCTCAGAAATCCCGCTTACAGAAGGTCGATGGTCTTTTTCAGACGGATCTCAGATCTCCTATGATACGAAGTCAAAAGTTTTAAAAGTAAAAAGTGAAGGCACGATATCGATCGAGGCTAGTGGGGAAGAGATAAAGCTTAAGGCATCCAAGGTAAAGATCGATGCTTCCATCTTAGAGGTCTCGGGAGATGTCACAGCGAACGGCGTAAGCCTTCAGACCCACACACATGTCGGGGTCAAAGCAGGACCGGATTTGAGTGGACCTCCGCAAAAGTAGGAAAGATATGACTCGGATGAACGAAAATACAGGCCGGTTGATATCGGGCACCGAAGAGCTAAGGGCATCGATCGAAACCATCATAAGGACCCCTAAGGGATCTATCCCTCTATTGAGGGGTTTTGGGTCAGATCTTTTCTTTTTACTCGATAGCCCATCGAATCGTGAAATCTCCTTTAGACGGGCTGTGATCGATGCGATCGAAACCTGGGAGCCAAGGGTTCTTATTAAAAAGGTCCTCTTTAAAAGAGGACATTCCACGGGCTCACTTGAGATTGAGGTGACTTTTGAGGCGACGGGTGGTGTCATTGATTCTGTGAGGGTCAACCTTTGAGTATTGATCTAAAAATATCTGAGCCTATCGAGCCTGTGAGGGTGCCAGAACCTTCAGAGCTTGAGGCTATTGTAAAGGAGATATTTTTTGATGAATGCCAGAAGTTAGGCCTAGACTATAATCTATACCCGTCTGATCCCGTTAATTTCATCTTAAAAACTTATACTCTTATCAGCATCTATAAGCTTCAGCGGATGAGAGAGGGAGATCTGTCGGCCTTTCTTCCTTATGCTTCCGGGGAATCTTTGAATAACCTTGGGGCCTTATTTAACGAATCCCGAAAAGAGATAGGGAAAGATCCATCGGGATTGCCTGTCTATGATATATCAGACGATCAATTCAGGGAAAACATACGAACGGCCTTCGATGATGTCTCCTCGGGCGGCTCTAAGAAAAGCTACATAAAGACTGCTAAATCATCGCCCTTTGGTCAATACATAGAAGATGTCGCCCCATACGCTCAAAGGCCAGAAGATGGAAAGCCACTCGAAGGAAGAGTGAATGTTCCCATTATATTCTATCCAAAGTTTTATGAGGAAAAAAAAGCAGAAGGTCTGCTTGATGATGATGTCCAAAAGCAAAAGGAAAAAGCCCTCAAGATCATTCAGACTTACATAGTCGATCGATCTCCCATTAGCGATATCGTATCTGTGATCGAAGCAAAGCCAATTGTCTATAGAGTCATAGCTACGATCAAGATAAAGCCAGGGGTCAGTGCCGGGCTTGTACTTTCGGATGCTCGCACATCTCTTCTTAGATATGCCGAGGCCCAAAGAAAAATTGGGGAAGATGTCACTCGGAACGGTATTATAGCGGCCCTCTTCTCAGGGGATAAGGGAAGGTTTAATGTTTTAGATGTGGACCTTTTAGAGCCAAAGGAAGATGTGATAACTGGTGAGGATGAGTATCCTTTGCTTGATAGAAAGACGATTGAAAACGGGGCGATTGTCGATGATATCGAGATCAAGGATCGAGATAAAATAAGGGAGGACGATCTGTGAAATATCCAGACATTCTTCCATCGTCATCTTCAAAGCTTTCGAGAGCACTTGAAAAGACGGCTCAGAGGATATCTTACGAGGTTTTGGGGCGATATAGTAAGATCGGAGATGATCTGTCGCGAGTTTTTAATCTTGATGCCTATCTTTTAGATCCAAAGCTCGAAGAATTTTTGCCTTTTTTAGCTTACACACTTTCGATTCCTGTATGGCGGGATGAGTGGTCTGTAAGGCAGAAAGTTGATTTTATCCGTGTGTGGCAAGTTTGTAAAGCAAACGCTGGCACAAAAAAATCGATAGAAGATGCTATAAAATCCCTTTCATTTAACGCAAAAATTGTTTCGGATGGTCCATTTTCTTTTAAGTGTCGTATAGATGAAATACTTACACCTGAAGATAGAAGATCCATACGAAACATCATCGAAGAGCTAAAGCCTCTTCGCTGCTCA